GCCGCGTCGTTCGTCCAATTCGCGTCGAGCGTCAAGCCTGCGCGGTTCGTTGCGAAGTCGTGCAGCACGAGCGCGGGATTGTTCGACCATCCGACGGTCGACGTGCGCGTGTCGAGAACGCGCAGTCCCTTCACGCGGCACGTGATCGACGGCATCCCGAAATCTTCGCCTGCCTTGATGCGCGCCACGTAGTAGGCAATGCCCGCGAGCGTTTCGTTGAATCCCGTTATCGCCGCCGCAAGCGTAGGATCGACGCCCTGCGATTGCGTGCCGCGATACGTTGCGACGATTTCAACGAATGCCGCATCTAGCGGATGATCGTCCATGAGGAACGTATCGATTGATTCGATTTCGCCCTCGCAGAGAATGAACGCCGCGATTAGGTTTCCCGATTCCGGTCCCGACGTCGGCGCTGCCATCGTGTAGAGCAATCCCGCCATCACTTCGGGACCGCCGTAGACGATTGGAATGACGAGGTCGCGCGCGAGCGCCGTCACTTGCAGGACGCGAGGTTCCGATTGCCGCGCGGGTTCGCGCGTATCTCCCGGCGGTTCCTGCCCCGACGGTTCGCGGATATTCGCCGGGCGATTGATCGTCGGCGGAACCCACGGCGGAATGATCGTGTTCGATCCGCTCGCAGTTCCCGACGTCGACGACGTCGAGGACGTCGATGATGTTGACGTCCTCGGCGGAACCCAATTCGGAATGATCGGCATCGTTCTAATCTTCGATCACGGGGATTTCAACGCGCCAATATTGCTCGACACGAGTCCACCGCACTTCGTCGCCTTCCTGCAATACGCCGATGGGCGATCCGGTTGCGCGACTTGGATAGTAGATCGTGAACCCGTTGCGGTTCGCGTTTAGGAACGCTTCAAGCGTTGCGCGCTGCGCGTCCGTCAGCGCGGCATGGGAAAGCGTGAATGCGCGGCGAGGCGCGGGATACAGGCGGCGCACTTTCGGTTTCCCGCTGCGCGCCACGGACACGATGACGGGATCGCGCCGGGAATCGCTCGACGTGATCGAATACGGGATCGAAGGATAGTCTGCCATTTAGTCGCGTTCCTTTATCACGATGCGCTTGCCCGAAAAAAGAAACTCGCCATTCTGCAACGCGAAGCGCAATCCCTCGCGTTCGTTGATGCGGCGCTTCGGCGCGAATCTAGCGGCTACCTTCATGCGCCGACACGTGAGTTTCACGCTATCGATTCCGACGTCCGCTTTCGTCGGGTTGTATTGACCGAGCAAAACGGATGCGTCGGGGTTGTCGCGTTCGAATTGCCAAATGGCAATGTCGACGTTCGACAAAAAGTTTGTCGTAAGAACATACGCGCCGATTGCGTTGTCCGTGTTTTCGATTTGCACGCCGACTGATTCCGATCCGACTCCGGTCACGCGCACGTCGTAATCTTGGAACACTTGACCGCCCGACGTGACGGTTCCGATATCGCACAAGTAGAGCGTCGTCACGGTAGGGAACACGATCCGCACGAGATAGCCGACCGCCGTCGTTTGCTTCGCGAGCAACGGGTCGAGCGCGGTCGGAATGTTGCGCGGCATTCTCTAGTCTCCGGTCGTGACGCTGTTCCCGCCGCCCTCGACTTCGACGATGACGGTGACGGGCGTCTGCGCTGCCGCGAGGTTCGTGTTCGCCGCGTCCATTTGCGTGTTCGCTGCCGCGCTTGCCGTTCCGAAAATTGCTTCGAGGCGGTTGGCGACGGTTTCCATCATCGTATCCGCATCTTCGATCACGACTTCGCGCAAAGCGCTCATGCGTTCAGCAACGGTCGCGTCGATGCGCTCAATCTGTTTCAGGAAATCGGGCGCGAGTTCCGCGCGCTGTTCCTCCGTGAGCAATCCCCACGCTTGCGTGATGTTCCGATTGATCTGTTCGGCGAGTCTCTGAATCTCCGCAGGGTCGGTCGACGATTCGAGTTGCTTCCACAATTCTTCCGTCGACTGCTGCAAGTAGTTGTATTGTTCCTCCGTCGTCATCACGCTCATGCGGATCGATTCGGCGGTCGACATAAACATTTCATGGATCGCCGACGCTGCCGCGTCGATTGCGAGGATCATCTGCACGGTCGCCTGCTGAAACGCGCCCATGCCTTGCGTCAGTCCCGCCATCGATTCGGCGGAATCGTCCATCCCTGCGATGTATTCGTTTAGCGCTCCGCGTTGCGCCTGATACGCTTCCATCATCGTCTTCGGCGCTGCATCTTCCGCGAGCGCGGCGAAGTCGACTTCCTTCAACAAATCCGTGTATTGGACAAACTGCCCGATGAGCGCGACGAATTCTTCGGTCGTGCCGCTGAACGACGCGATCTTTTCCTGCCATACGCCGCCGATATCCTCGAACACGACGCCGAAAACTTCCTTGAGCATCGCGGGCAAATCCGACGAGAGAATATCGGTTCCCTTCATCCCGCTGAACGTATGCCCTTGCAGTCGCTTCGTGATTTCCGCGACGCGTTCCGGCGAGAATGCCGACGACACGGCGGAAAGCATATTGTTGATGACGTTGAGCGCTGCCTTCCCCGCTTCCCCGCTGAAATACTTCGTGCGCGAATCATCGAATCCGAGGCGACCGAATGCGCCCGTCACCGATACGTTGTCTTCCATCGCGCCGCCGCCAAACGAAAGCGCCGCCTGCGGGAGCGACGGTTTCTGCAATCCCTTGATGACGGAGATCGCGAGCATCGCCGCGCCGATGTATGGCATCGCCGCTCCAATCGTGGAACCGAGCGAACCGAGCGACGCCATCATGCCCTCGCCCGCGCCAAAGAATCCGCCGATGCTAGTCGCGATGCTGCTGCCCGTCGCTGCCCAATCGATCCCGCCGCCGCCGCCGGGCATATTGCCGAGCGCAGTCGACGCCATCTGTCCGATGCCGCCGGGCATCTGCGCGAGCAAATTCAGAACGAGCGGCTTCGCGAACGACTGATAGATCATGTCGAGCAGGATTCGCTTGAACGACGTCGCCATCGTTTCGAGCATCCCATCCCATCCGCCGGAAGTCTTGTCGAACATCGCATCGAACGCTGCGCGCCCGGCTTCTTCGATGCCCTTGAACATCCCGCCGAATTGCGCTTCGAGTTCGCGCGTGTTCCGCTCGCCTTGATCGCGATAGTAGCGTTGCGTCGCCGCATCCGCTTCCGCCTGAATGCGTTGCTCCGCGTCGAGCGCTTGCATCCGAATCTTGAAAATTTCTTCTGCGGCTTTTTCTTCCGCAGCAACGCGCTCCGCGATTGCCTTCGCGGACGCTTCCGCCATCTTTTTCTCTGCGGCGATTTCTTCGTCGATGGATTTGACCCACGCCTTCGACAAGCGATCCCATTCCTTCGCCGCTTCCGCTGCGCCATCCTTCGCGCCGCCGACCGCCTTCGTGAGTTTGTCCGTCGCGTCGGTCGTCTTGTGCGTTGACGTCGAGAGCGTCGACATTGGATCGATGAGCGCTTTCAGGCGATCATTGAATCCCTTCGACGAATCCGACAAATCCTTCATCGCTTCGTCATACGTCGCGAGCGCGCCCGCTACGTCGCCGCTTCGCAGTTTCGCGAACGCGGAAACTGCGGCGATGACAATCGTGATTAAATCTTTGAACGTCGTCACGATTGCGTCGACGGCGATCACGATTCCCTTGAACGCGTTGAGCAACGCGGTCCCGACGGTTGAGAGTCCACTACCCGCCGACGACAGATCGTTCCATTGCTTGATGAGCGTCGTGATGTAGGGGATCAATTGCTGACCGAGGATCGCGGCGAACGTCTTCGAGTTCGTCGACATAATCGCCTGCTGTTCCTCAAGCGCCCCTGCTACCGGCACGAGGCGAACAATCTCGTCGCCATATGCCTTCGTCGCCTCTTTCATTTCGTCGGATGCGCGCGCCTGCGCGTTCATCATTGGGATCAAGTCCGCGCCCGACTTGCCCCACAGAATCGTCGCCGCCGCCGTCTTCGTCGCGCTATCCGTCATATTCCCCATCGCGTTCGATGCCTCGCGATAGAGCGCTTCCGACGTCTTCATAACGCCGTTCGAATCTTTGAGTGAAATTCCGAGCGCTTCGAAAACTTTCGCCGGTTGCGACGTCGGATCGGAGAATGCCTCGACCGTCGCCTTGTTGAATTTCACCATCCCCTGCGCGAGCGCTTCGATGCTCGTGCCGCTCGTGCCTGCCATCACGGACATTTCCGCCATGAACCCGGCGGACGTTCCGCTTTTCTGCGCGAGTTCGTCCATCGCGTCAGCGGCTTTTTGCGTTTCGTTCACAAACCCGACGATCCGATCAACGGCGAACCCTGCCGCCAAACCGACGAGCGCGCCTTTCAGCGACTCGCCGATCTTGCTGCCCATCGCGTTGAATTTCTGTTCGATCTTGTCGGCGAATTGTTGGGCTTGATATTCCGCCTTGTTCAAGCCCGCCGCCCATTGGACGGTTTCGAGTAGCAGATCGACGGACAGATTGCCGAGTGTGCCGGATGCCATCGCGCTATCCCTTTCGTATCCTCGCGGTTTTGACGCGGGTCGTGCCGAGGTTGCCTTCGAACGTCTGTCGCATTATTGCGTTGCGCGCGTCCGTTGTCACGCGCCTTTGATCGTCTTCGCGCTGCGCCGCAACGATTGGCATATAGTCAATCGGCTTCGCTGTTTTTCTTCCGCCCATCGTGCGCGCGATCAACGATGCCACGATGCCGGATCGCAGATCGGCGCGGACGTCGCCAAACGGTTCCTCCGCGTAGAACGCGACCCACGAGCGATATTCAGCAATCGGCATCGCATCAAGTTCGCCGAGCGTGCGACCGAGCGCGAGCGCGAGGCGATGCCGGAACCGCTCGTCGGGCGTCAGGCGTTTTTTGCTTCGCCCTTGTCTTCCTCCATGTTGTTGATGCGGTTGCCTGCCCGCAGGATATCGGCGGCGAGCGCGACCGGGAACGCGAGCAAAACGTCGCGGTCTTCCGTCTTCGCGAGGTCGAACACGGTCGCGCCGGTTTCGTCGCCGATGAAGCGCGCGAGCAACCGGACCGTCGTCGGAATCTGCACGTCGCCCGGCTTCGCGGCTACCTTCGAGTCCGCCTGCATCTTGTCGAGTTCGCCGAGCGTCAGGCGGCGCAGATACACCGTTCCGAGTTCGGCGGTTTCGTGGGCGACGGGTTGCGTCGTGAATTGGAGAATGCGGGAACGAATGTCGTTCATGGTCGGGATTCCTTCGTGATGGGGTTTCCGCGCGATTTGAATGCCCTAGCAGGCGCGCGCGTCGCGCGGCTAGGGGTCTGCCTACCCTTCGGGTCGTCAGAGCGTCAGCGGGCGTTTAAACCCGCCGACGTTCTAACATTCGAACGCCCCGACTAGGGGGCGACTTCGAGCAGCGTCGGCTCGCCCGTCACGCGCAGCACGACGGAACCGGCGATTGCCTGATCCACGCCGCCGCTGATCGTGAATTGCCGCACGAACGCGTCGAAGATGTATTCGAATTGCTTGCCGTTTTCGCCGACCGGAAGCGTGAGTTTGAAAGCGCGCTTGTCGAGCGTCGCCTTCGCCGTGTTGCACTCCACTTGGAACGGGTCGTCGGGAACGAGGTTCACGTCGAAGTTGAACGAACCGAAATCCTGCAAGCCGGGCAGGAATTCGCGCGCGGTCGAGCAAAGCGTCGTGACGTCGACTTCGGCGGATTGCCCGTCGAAACCGTTGAACGACTTCACTTCGCAACCGGCGATGAACGAAACGATTTCGCCCGTCCCGGTCGTGCCTGCGGCTTCGAACCCGCTCGTGTCGATGTTGACCGTGAACGTGCCGGTCGCCTTCGCCGTCACGACGCCGATCATCCCGGCGATTTCCGGCATCCCGGTCACGTCGACGAAGCGCACGACGTCGCCCACGTCGCCCGCGAACGCGGCGGACGAAACGACGGCGGAAGTCGCCTTCGTGACTGCGGTGATATCGCTGATCGTCGTCGCCGTGCCGCCTTCGATTGCGAGGACGGACCCTTGCGCGTTGATTGCCTTCGATTTGAACATGATGCCCCCTTGTGAGGTTGTGATGCCGTTGAAGAAATTATGCTGCGCCCTCTTGCTCTGCGATGCTGTATTGCAGCACGCGCCGGAAAAGTTTCGGGTCCGGTTCGTAAGCGTCTTGCTCGCTCGTCAAGATACACTCAAGCGGAAAATTCTGCATCCGCTCGACGACTGCCTCGCGCAGTCCGCGCACGTCCGCGAAGTCCTGCGCGTAAAGGTCGAGGATCACGTTCGAGCGCACGAGTCCCGACGATCCGCACAACGAATTTTCCGGCGACGCGTTGATCGTCTGATAACGGATGCACGGAAACGTCGCCGACTGCGGGACGATGATCGGATGCACGCGATTTGCGACGAGCGTGCCGAGCGCCGAGAAAATATATTCTTCGAGCCTGCGACCCATTAGCCGACCCCTCGCGAAGACATTGACGCGGTCGATCCGCGCGCGCCCTTGCCGAATCGCTTCACCGCGCGATCCGCCGCCTTGTAGACTTCCGTCAGCGCTTGCGCGATCACTTGATCCTTCGCCGTCGTCGCATACTGCGACCATGCGCGCGTCAGCATGAATTTTCCCGGCTTGTTGTAATAGCCGAATTCGTGGAACCACCAATAGAACGGGTCGCGCCCGGTCTTGATATTCTTGATCGTGCCGTGACGGACGCCGACGGTGTATCCGTATTTCGTGCCTTGCTTAATTTTTTTCTGCGCCCATCCTTCGAGCAACGCGCCCGACTGATTCTGAAACGCGGCGCGCGTATTGTTGATCGCGAGTTCCTTCACGAATCGCGCGGGTCCATACGTGCCGCGATACGTGATCGCGTTGATCGAATCCTGCGAGCGCAGGAACGCGAGTTTCGCTTTCAATTCCTGAATTCCGCCGACTTGTGCTTTAACGCCCATCCGTATTTCCTTCCGCGTTGCGCGCGAGACATTCGACGACGGCAAGACTCTGATTCACCATCACGGTGACGATCTGCCACGTGATCCCGGTCGCGGGATCGACGACGCGCCATCGCGCCGACGGAACCCATTGCGGAATGTATCGGATCGTGATGCGGATATCGACGGCGTCTTTCAGCATATTCGCCGCCATCCATTCGCGCCCGGTCAAAGGTTCGAACATGGCGAACGTTTTCTGATCCGCCCACGTCACGCGCTCCGCGCCGGTATTGTCGCGAGTGATCGACGGTTTGCCGATGAAGACGGGAACGCGCAGATCGCCCGCACGGATTCGCGCGCGCATCGCTACATTCCCGCGTTCACGCGATGCGGCGCGAGCAACGCAATCGCCGCCTCATTCTTCGACGTGATCGTGCCGACGATGTTCGCCTCGCGGTTTTCGTAAAGGTCGCCGAGGTAGAGCATCGCCGCCTGAACGACTGCCTTCGGCACGTCGCCGACCGGCGCGGCTGAATATTCGAACGTCATGCAATCGCCATTCGCCACGAGGTCGCCGGGCAACGCGTCGAGCGCGAGCCATTGCACGCCGCCCATGTTCGAGCGCACGCGATACGTCGACGCGGGAACGTCGACGGGCGTCGGAGTCCCGTTCGAATATTTGAACGAGGTCATCGTCGCGAGCGGCACGATGGGCAATCGATACGCTTCCCGGTTCGCGATGGTCGCGTCCGAGAAAACCATTCGCACGGTTCGCTCGCTGAACGCGCGACCGCACCATTCTTCGCAGCGCTCGACCGCCGCCGCGAGCATCGATTCGATCAACGCATCTTCGTCGTCGTGCAGGATGCGCAAATGCGCCTTTGCAGCGGCGAGCGTGAACGTTGCGTCAGGAATCGGCATTGCTTCCCCCTTGAGTGAAAACGCCGCCGCGCGCGATGAGCGGGCGGCGGCGTCTTTGCTGCGCTACGTCGCCGACGTCGGCTAGTAGATCGCGCCCTTGCGGAACGCGGACAGACCGTAGATCGCGAGAACCGCGCGGCATTCCGCGAGCAACGTCACGAGGTTGCGCGTGAAGTCGTCGTTTTGGAATCCCGCTTGCACGGACGCGCCTTCGCGTTCGAGCAATTGCGCGCCGCGAGCGAAGTCGCCGACGAGGTATTTGCCCTGCGCGATTTCCGGCGACGGGACAACCATCTTGCCCCAAATCGGCGACGGTCCGGTTCCGGTCGACGCCGGGTTCACGTAGACGTAGTGACCGTCGTCGCCCTTCGTGAGTTGCACCGCCGCCCAATCAAGCGGGTGCAGACCGACCGTGTCGACCATCCAACCGGATGCCTCGACGGTAGCGATGCCCTTGCGGACCGCGTCGATGGGCGAGTCGCCCGCCGCGATTGTTCCCGCGTCGGATGCGCCCGCGAAGACGCCCTGCATATTCGTGCCGGTCCCGTCGCCGTTGATCGTTTGGTATTCGAGTTTGCGAACCAAACCGTAAAGCAGGCGACCGTCGATGTAGGACCGCAGCGCGGCGGCGTCGGAAAGGATTTGCTTCGACGCGGCGAGCCAATGCGCGATGGTGCGAGGCGTTGCCGTCTTGAGTTCGAAAGTGTTCGTCACTTCCGGCTTCGCCGTGCCTTCGGCGGTCGGCGGAACGGTCGCGTCGTATGCGGGCGACGTATCCTGCACGTATTCGAAAACGCCGCCGCTCATCTGCCCCTGCGCGAAGCGCATGAAAAGCCACGACTGCCAATCGGGAGCGGTCGGCATGATGCCCGCCGCACGCGTCCGATCCGGCACGCCGGTCGCGCCGGTCGTGATCGCCTTGATGATGCTGCCCACGTCGGCGCGCGCGTTGGCGTTGCGCTGCGCGAAGTCGGCGCTCTTGAACGCGTCGGATTCGGAGAACATTTCGCCGAGCGACTTCTGCACGGCGATGCCGCTCGCGGCGCGGTTCGGGTTCATCAGTTCGGCGACCGACTTCAGGACGGCGTTCAGTTCCTCGCGCGTCGTCTTGCCGTCGTTGGAAATCGTTTCGACGCGCTTCGTCAGTTCGTCGAACGACTTCGTGATCGCCTGCGCCTTCTCGTCGCCGCCCTTCGCGAGCAGCGCGACTTGTTCCTGCGCTTCCTTTACTGCCTTGAGCAGTTCGTCCATGTTCATTTCCCTTCGCGCATTTTGCGCAGTAAAGCGTTGAAATCAGCAATCGATTTCTCGACCGCCGCCTTTTCTTCGAGCCGCTTCATTGCGTCGCGCACGAATGCGGGCTTCGCCTTGCTAACGAATGCCTTCGCCGCTTCGGGGGAAAATCCTGCATCGCGCAGAATTTCCTCGACTTCGGAAAGGCTCTCGCAATCCTTGAACGATTCGAGCGACTTGATCGTGTTCGCCGCGATCCGCGCCTTCGAGTTCGCCGGGAACGTCACGACGGAAATTTCCATGAGGTCGACGCGCTTGATCGTGCGCGTGTTCGACGCCTCATCGTAGGACGTATCCTTCGGCGCGACGCGACCGCGAATCGAAAGTCCCGTCACCGCGCCGTGCTTCGCGAGCGCGCGCACTTCGTCCGCCATCTGCACGCCCGGCGTGAATTCGCCTTCGACGACCAATCCCTTCGCGTCTTCCTCGACCGGCGTGATCTTGCCGATGACGCCCTCGAAGTGATTGAACATCATGGGCATCGACTTGCCGATGCTCGCCTTGTATGCGCCGGGCAGGACGATATCGCCTTGTGCATCGCGCACGTTGAAGACGCTGCCGTAACCCTTGAACGATCCCGCCTGCCCTTCGGCAAACTTCACGAGGTCGATGCCCGCGCCGCTGTAAATTTCCATGCGATCCCCCGTTCTAATGTTCGAAGCGCTACGGACCGGGCGCGTATGCGCCCTTGACGAACGCGTGATAATTCTGCGCGACCCACACGGCGCGCATTTCGCCCAACACGGTTCGCATATTCTTCACGAAGTCGTCGCCTTCCATGCCGACGGTGATCGCGTAGCGCTCGCGCACGACGAACATACTCGCCGATTGGAACGGTCCGACGACGTATTCGTTGTCGTTCAGACCGCGCGACACGGCGACTTGCAATCCGACGCAACGCATCACGCCGTCGTCGTCGACGTCGATCATGTCGGGAATCTTCGCGAGTTCGAAATACAACGGCACGGACAGTCCGACCGTGTCCGCCATCTGCCCCGAATCGGTCCATCCCTTGATCGCCGCCTGCGCGATATCGTTCGCGATATCGCCCGTGCTTCCGAGCGCGACGCCCAAGACGCGCGCCATCAAGCGCTTGTCGGCGGCGTAGAACACGTCGTCGCGGATCATCGCTTCGATGTAGCCGGGCAACGTCGACATATCGCCGAGGATTTGCGTCGACGCCTTCACGTATCCCGCGATGGTATCGAAGTCGCCGATCCCATCCTTCACCGCCGCCATCGCGTATTCGGGTTTCGTTCCGCCTTCGGCGGTTTTCGCCGCGACGTGTTCGTTCGTCTTTTCCTGCGCGAACAGAACGGCGTTCCCGTCGGGCGCGTCCCACGACGGGATCATCGCCGAGAGCGCGAGCAGTTGCGGATGCGCGAGCATGAAACCCGGCATGATCGCGGGCGGCGGTCCGCCGCTGAATCCGCCGCCCGAATTTCCGAGCAGCGCTTTCGACACGTCGCCCGCCGCAGGCTCGAATCGCTTGATCGCGCTTTCGCGCACAGACTTGCTGATTCCGTGGATGTTCATTGCGCCGCCCCTTGTCCCGTTTTCGAAGTTTCGCCTAGTTTCGCAAGCGTCGTCAAATTCACCTGAACCGTGAGAGCGTCCGCGTTCGAATCTTCGACTGAACGCAAACCCTCCATCCGGCGCGCTTCGTTGCGCGTCATCACTCCGTTTTGCGTCATCGACGAAATGTATTCGACGCGCGCCTTCGTGTCGCCACGCATCAACGCGTCAAGGTCGAATTCGATTTCGTATTCGTCGCGCTCGTCTTCCGTGAGCAACGCGCGCTCGAACGCTTGTTCGATCCGTTCGAGATACGGTTGCAGCGTGTAGGAAATGAACGCGAGATTGATCTGTTCGAGTCCGCTGCCCCACGTCGACACTTGCCCCGACTGATTCACCATATGCGACGGCACGCGGAAAACGCGGCAGATATCGTCGACGGCGAATTTCCGTTGCTCCATCATCTGCGCTTCTTCGGGCGTGATCGAAATCTTTTCGTATTTCATGCCCGCTTCGAGGACGAACAATTTCGTGTTCGCTTCCTCCAAGTCTTTGAAGTTCGCGCGCACCGCCTCGCGCTGTTCCGGTTTCAGCACGCGGTCGACCATCAACGTGCCGCCCGGCTTGTTGCCCGCCGCCGCGAGGTTCGTCGCGTTTTCCTGCAACGCCCACGCGCCCGCAATCGCGCGAGCGGCGTAGCCGAGCGGCGACAATCCCTTGAGTCCGTTCCCGAATAGTTTCACGTGCAGGATATCGCGCGCGTCATACACGACCCTTTCGCCGCGCGGGTTCGTGTAGACGTAAACGAACGCGCCATCGCGCGCGTCGATTTCCACTTGCGCAGCGGCGAGCGGATAGAGCGCGACGACGCGCGTGCCTACGCGCGCGATCACGCAATACGCGTTGCCGTCGATCAACAGATTCAGCGTGATCTGTTCGAAGAATTCGAGCGGCGTCTGCAACGGGTTCGGCGTCTTGAGCAACCGCGCGACCGGATGTTCGCGAGGCTCGACTTCGACTTCATCCTCGCCGACTTCGCGTATCAGTTTCGCGTCGAGCGTGCCGACGCATTCCGTGATGAGCCGCACGCACGCGAATACCGTCGTCACTTGCATCGCGCGCACGCCGACGGGATCGGTCGCGCCGGGCGCGTTCAGTTGCACGCCGGTCGCTTGCGTCAGTCCGCCGCCCCCGATCCACGAGGTCAGCGTCGTCCAAAACCTTTCCAAGAATACCGGCGTCGCCATTCGCTATCCCCCGATCACAATCGGCGATGCGAGGAACGAATCGAATCCGTCTTCGCTCGACTCACCCTTGCCCGCCGTGACGAGCGCCATCGCGAGCGCAACGATCCCGTCGATGCGCCCATACGATTTCGCCTTCGTGAATTTGCGGTTTCCTGCGGCGTCTTTTTCGAGCGCGCAGTTCCCGGCGTTCCATCGCAGGACGGGATGCCCCGCGTGTTTGATGCGGCGGTTAAGCAGCAATTCTTCGAGCAGATCAACGGCAGGCGACATATCCTTGAACCCTTGTCCAAATGCCACGAAGCGATCATCGTCGAAGCGCACTCCCGCATCTTGCAGTTCCCGCTTGAATACGTCAAACCGCCAACGGTCGAACGCTATCGCCTGCACGTTCAAGTCGCCGAGCAACGGCGCGATTCTACCCGCAATGAACCGATAATCCAATGCGCTGCCGGGAACCGCTTCCATCTTGCCCGTCGACGCCCAATCGAAATACGGCACGCGGTCGCGCTTGCTTCTCTCGTCCATCGTGTCCGCAGGCGTGAAGAATAGCGGACGCACGGCGAACGATACACCATCCGAAAGACGGAACGCGAACACTATCGCCGTCAAGTCGAGCCGCGATGACAAGTCGATCCCGACCCAACATGGCGCGTCCGCGATTTCCTCCGCGTTCACTTCGCCGTTGCACGCGTCCCACACTATCGGCGAAATGAACGCGCCCGCTTCCGCGACGCGCTGATTCAGATACAGATTGCGGAACGTCCGTTCCGCCGACGGGATCGCGCGAGCGCGCGCAGCGAAGTCGCGCATTTCCGCGAGTTGCCGGAACGTGCCGAGCGCAGGGTTCGCCATGCGCCATACGCTTTCGTCCCAAATGTTTTTCTCGTCGTTCGGCACGCTGTAATCGATCAACCGGAACGACGGGTCGAGCCGACCATCGCCGCGACCATAGTCGACGAGTTGCGACATTATCGCTTCGTCGTTCGCCGCTTGCGTGCTAATCACGAGCATCAACGATTCGTCCTGCGCGCCCGTCGACGTTTGCAGCACGTCGAACAATTCGCGGTCGACTCCGAATTGTCCGAGTTCGTCGAAGATCACAAACGACGGATTCATGCCGTGCTTCGAACGCGACTCCGCGCTGATCGCGTGATACGTCGACAGAATCAACGGACACGTGATCGACTTGCCCGACGGTTGTATCGTCAGAATGTCGTTCAGTTTGTCGTCGGCTATAACCATCGAACGGCACGCGCGGAAAATAATCGACGCCTGTTCGCGGTCAAACGCGGCGGAATATATCTGCCGGTTCCATCCGCACATGGGTCCGACAAGATGCACGAGGACAAGCGCAGCGGCGAGCGACGTCTTCCCATTCTTGCGCGCCATCGTGACGACCGCCTGACGCGCCGCCATGAACACGTTGCCATCACGACGCACGTCCGCATCGTAGATTTCCATCACGGCATCGCGCTGCCAATCTTCGAGCGTGAACGGTTGCCCCGACTTCGGACCGTCGGGAATCTTGAGCGATTCAATGAACGCGCACACTTGCTCGCCGCGCGAACCGAGCGAAAAGTCGAACGGCACTTGACCGCCCTTCGCCGCGAG